AGGCGTTGGCTCCGCCGGTCTGCGGGCTGTACTTGATCCTGAGCTCCACGAACTTCGGCCAGCGGCGCTGGAACCAGTCCGTCTCCATGGTGTCGCGGAGGTATGCAGCCGCGTCCTCCAGGTTCTCGAGCTTGCGTCCGCTCATCGGCAGACGCACCTCGGCCTCTGCGTCGTAGCACTTCTGCCGCATGCTGTCACGCTTCGGCCGCTTGCCCTTCCTCCACCAGCGGTGGGACGGGAGGGCGAAGACTCCGGGTCGATCCTCGAGCGTGTACTGGCGACGGCGCTCGTCCCGGATGCGGATGGTGATCTCCCGCTCGCTGACGACGGTGACGCCCTTCACGACTTCTTCTCCTTCATCATCTCCCAGCACTTCTCGACCGACTCCCAGTCCTCGTTCTGCTCGGCCCAGGCGAGCGCCTGGTTGAGCTCGTCCACGTTCCGCTTCTTGAGGCGGTCGACGAGGGTCTGGTAGGGAGGCATGCTCGGGTCGGATGCAGCGATCAGCAGCATCCGCATCAGGGCGAGGCCCCGCCGCGTCTTGCTGTTGAGCTGGATCTTCTTGGCGGCCGCGGGCTCGCTGCTCGCTGGGGCTACAGGGTTCTGCTCGGCTTCGCTCATGGGTCAGCTCCTTCGCCTCAAGTATGCCTCACAGCTCGCAGAAGGCAAGTGACTGCGAGGACTACTTGTCGTCGCGGAACCTCACCAGCTGGGGCATCCGGGGCAGATCCTTCTCGCCCACGCCCATGCAGCGGAACTCCACCCAGCGCCCGAGGAGTGAGTCCCTCTTGTCCCAGAGCTCCTTTCTCTTCGCGTGGGTCCAGCCGCGGCCCCAGCCGCAGTTGAACTCCCGGCCCTTCTCGTCGCGGAGCCGGAGGTTGCCGATGTTGTCGGCGAGACCGAAGTGCTCCGCTCGGTGGGTGCGCTTGGTGCGACCGAGCTCGTTGACGCCGCGCTCGATGTCGTCGCGGATCGCCCGCTGCTGCTCGAAGCCGATGACGACCGCGTCGTGGTTGTCGAACGGCTTCTGCTTGAAGATGATGTTCTCCTTCTCGGTGGCTCGCCCCTGCTTGTACTTCCCCCGCATGGAGCGGAGCATCACGCCCTCGAAGCCCGCCTCGAGAGCCTCGGCGTACATCGCCCGCACGTCGTCGGCGCAGGCCACCCGCCGCTGCTCAACGGTGCGGACGCGGGGGAACCGATCGAGCTTGAGCTGGTTGAGGAACGACACTCGGTCGAAGAACCCGGGCATCTCGCCGCGCTCCCACTCGTCGACCGTGAGCACGTCGAAGACGTGGAAGTGCACGTGGTCGGGGATCGGCTGGTCGGTCGAGCGGAGGAGCCCGCTCAGCTCGGAGAAGTCGATCTCGTCCGAGTAGAGCTCGCCGTCGAGCACCAGCTTGTTCGACACGAGGAACTGCATGAGCTCGCCCAGGTGGCTCCGCAGGTTGAGGTTCGGCTGCGGCTTCATCGACCGGGTGAGCATGTCGCCGGGTCGTACGAGCATGCGCAGGCCGTCGAACTTCAGGCTGGCGAGCATGGGGTACTGGAGATCCTCCGGCTTCGGGAGCTTGGAGGGTGCGAGCAGGACTGACTTCTCTGCCATGGGTCGTAACTCCTTCCACAGTCGGGCGAACATGTCAACGTGGTTGTCGGTCAGGCCGTTCACCGGACGCCAGGCCCGTTCTCGTCGGCGGCCGCGAGCTTCGCGAGCCACTCGGCGTAGTCCTGGGGCATCTGGAGTGACACCGTCGGCTTGAAGGTGTCCTCCGGCCGCCACATCTGGAAGAGCACCTGGCCCTTCATGGACGTCGGCCGTATGGCGATGATCGGGCGGTCCTGCGGGATCGGCCGCATGAACGCGGGGTACGTCCAGCCGCCCTTCGAGTCGGCGGGGTTGTGAGGGTCGACGTCCAGGTTCGTCACGTCGAACCCAGCGGTGCCGCGGTACGGCTTCTCGGCGACGATCTCGGCGTGCCGCCAGGAGTCGGCGCGGTCGCCGCGCACCATGACCCGCTGACCGACCTTGTACCCGGTCGCGGCCCACTTCTCGCTGTCGGCACCGAGCACCGCGATGCGGGTGCTGTTCGAGCCGTCGTGCTCCACGAGCAGGCCCGCTTCGCGGAGCGCCGCGACAATCTCTCGCGAGTCGCCGCCCCAGGCGAGGTAGAACTTCTCTCCGTCCATCAGGTCCTGCCTGTCCTGGGCGTGGTAGAAGACGTACTTCTCCGTCCCCTGGGGCATCGCGGCGCAGCCGCAGCTCTGGCAGCACTTCCAGTTCTTCTTGGCGAAGTATCCCTTGGCGCGGAGCACCCGGAATGCCTCGCTGAGGCGGACGCGGACGGCTTCGAGATCGAACTTCATCGTAGTCATGGGTTGCTCCTGGCTCAATCATCGCTCACAGCGAACAGAAGGCAAGAGGCGGAGCGAACTTTCATCCGCTCCGACTCTCCCGGATCGACCCGTTCGGGCAGCATCCTCCGGGTGGAGATGGTTGAGAGGTCCGCCGATTGTCTCGACGAGGGGATCTACGTCCCGCTTCCCGCGGCACAGGTCGTTGGCCGTCCCGGGCGTTGGGCGATTCCCGGGGAACGGGAGGAGCGGCCGGTTGAGCCACCCCTCCCCAGCGAAGGACCGATCGGATCAGGCGGTGACCAGCGTCTTCCCGTTGATGAGGCTCAGGGCCTGCTTCCACGCCTTCTTCTTGCCGATGGCGGAGACGCCGAAGAGGTTCGAGTGCACGCGGTCGTCGCTCTCGTCGACCCCGCCGAAGCGGCCGCGCTCGTGGTCGGACCACTGCGAGTAGGCGTTGAAGGCGGCCCACGCGGTGCCGGTGATGCCCTTGATGTTCTGCTTCGCGTCGTCCATCAGGAGCATCCACTGGGCCAGCGTCTTCTTCTTGTGCTCGGCCCGGCGCTCCTGCTCCTCCTTGGGGAGGCTGTCGTGGATCACGCCGAACGTCTTGTCGTACACCGCCTCGAAGTAGGCGGAGATCTGCTCCTTGTTGAGGTTCAGGCGGACGAGCGATTGGCACTCGGTCTCGTACCGATCGGCTTCCTTCAGGACGATGCCCAGCGCGGCGCGGGCCTTCTCGATCTTGATGTCGACGTCACCAGTGTGCTGGAAGGACACGCCGCGGTGCAGGTCGCGCTCCGAGAAGCCGAGCGTGTTGGCGCACACGGGACGGATGCTGCTGCCGTAGGTGTTGAAGCGGGCGGAGCCGTCGTGGGCGTTGGAGCCGATGATGTAGAGCTCGAGGATGTCGTCGTTCACGACCTCGATCGTCTTCGGGAGCTTGACCGAGCAGAACACCCGGCGGCCGCCGCGGAGGGAGCCAGCGGTCTCGAGCTGGACCGCGGCGTCAGCGCCGCAGAGCTCGTCCATCCACTCGGCCAGTCGGCGGTTGCTGATGGGGCGGTAGCCGGAGCTGACCGTGCCCAGGAAGTCGCGGGTGTCCTTGCGGACGTGCATCTTGACGTCGTCAGCCGCGATCACGCCGCCCTCGGGGAGGACCGCCTGCATCGGGAGGAGCTCGGTCTCCCAGTCGAGGCCGATGCGCTGGAAGCCCTCCCACGCGCCGAGGCCCGGGGGCATCTCGACGCCCAGCCCGTGCCAGGCTCGCTCGCCGCGCGCCCGAACCTCGCCGAAGACGTCCTTGACAGTAATCTCATGAGCCATGATCGTGATCCTTTCGCTGTATAGGGCGACACAATCGTCGCCCTGTGCACGAACTATACAGCACGATCGCCCATGAGCAACCCTGCATGGTCAGAAGAGCCGAGGCTCGGTTGGAGGGGGTGGAGGAGCTCCCGGCCCCGTGACGGGCAGCCCGGCCCGCCTGGACCTCGCCACCATGTCGGCGGTCCCGCGGCCGCCGGGGAAGGCGACGACCGAATCGGGGCGGCCCTCCTCCAGCATGCGGCCGTTCCGGAGGGGACCGGCCGCCCTCCCGTCCCGCTCCCAGTCGGCCGGGAACGCGAGCGCCGGGACGCCCCTGCTCGCCGCCCACTGGGCCGCGAGCGCGTCGGCTCCTCTCGCAGCGCCGTGCACGAGGCACGTCACAGGAGTCTTCGAGTGAATGTCGTCCAGGATACTCTCGAGGAGAGCGACGTCGGAGAAGTCGCGACCTCCGCAGACGAGCAGGCGCATCAGAACGGCACCTCGTCCTTCTTCGGCTCGCCGTCCTCCGCCTTGCGCCACTGGTACGGGCCGCCGAACTTCCTGTCCCACCACTCGCGGCACTCCTCGAGAGAGGGGAACTTGTAGTAGTACGGGCGGTTGATCATCTTCTTCTGCCCGCCGGGCATCATGACCTCGACCGGGGAGCGACCCTGCGTCACCTTGAGCGCCTCGGGCGGGCAGAACTTCTTCAGCGCCTCCCCGAGCTTGGTGTTGTCGCCGCGGCGGGCGATGTTGAGCTGCCTGCAGTGCTCGAAGAAGTCCGTCTGGAGATCCTGGCAGGCGAGCTCTGGCCGCCAGTTGTCGTGCTCAACCAGCAGCTTCCCGTTCTGGAGCTTCTCGTACCACCACGCCTCCATGGGGTCCATGGAGAGGAGCTTCTGCTGCTGGAGGCCCGCCGTCTTCGGCACCTTCCGCACGTTGAAGCCCTTCAGGTCGTAGTTGAGCAGGAAGTACAGCAGCGCCTCGCGGCCACCCTTGTCCATCTGCTCCGTGATCTCCTGGAAGTAGGCGTGATCCTCCTTCCGGTCCTCGCTGATGTCGAGGACGAAGAACCGGCGGTCGTCGAAGCTCGTCGGCACCACCCAGTCCTCGTTCGAGGCCATCATCAGGTGGACGCAGTTGCCGCTCGCCTCCGCGTCGACGCCCTTCGCCTCGATCGTGATCAGCTCCTCGGTGATCAGCATCTTCAGGATCGACTCGTGCTTCTTGTCGCCAGCGTAGAACGCCTCCTCGCCCAGGAGTAGCACGCAGTCACGGAGGTGCGCGTTGAACGCCCCCACGAGGTGCTTCGGGTCGGTGACGGACATGTAGTGCCGACCGAACAGCGAGCCGAACATCTTCGCGACGTAGCTCTTGCCGGTGCCCATGCCGCCCCGCATGACGACGGCGGAGTACCCGGGGCTGGCGGGCTGCTGGACGCAGCGGGCCATCCAGCCGATGAGGTAGTCGTAGTGCTCCTTGACGCCGCGGCACAGGATGTGCTCGAGGTGGTTCAGGAACTTGCTGCAGTCTCCTGGCCGTGCCTCGCACGCGAACCCGCGCCAGAGGTTGTACGCGCCGGGCACTTCCTTCCCGGGAGCGAACACGAGCGTCTCGTACTGACGCCGCTGGTTGTTCTGGAGCCACCACTGCCCGACTGGCTTCGTGATCGGCACGCCCTTGTCGGTCTGCCCGATCTGGACCTGCTCGTGCATGTAGCCGTTGCGGAAGTCGTCGAACGACATCCGCGTGACCTTGTGGCGGCTGAGGATCGGATCCCAGACCTCCTCGATGATGCGGGTCTTCCCGGCCCAGTTGCGGATGACCGCGTGCTTCTCGTTGAGCTTCCGGAGCCAGGGGTCGACGGCCTCCTCCTTGGCCCGCTCGATCTGGCGGATGGCGTACTTCTCGGTGGCGCTCCCCTTGTCGAGGACCGAGGCGCTGATCCCGAACCGCGGGTCGGTGATCACGGCGTACATCGTGTCGTCGTCGAACCCGGCCCGAACCATCGCGCAGCAAGCGAACAGGAGCCACTCGCTCCTGCTGTTGCCGAACTTGTGCGGCTCGTCGGGGTCGAGTCCCTGGACGATGACGACGCGAGCCTTGCCGGGGAGCTTGTCCGCGCCGGGGACCGCGTCGATGTCGCCGTTGTACCGCTTGACGTTGCCGCTGACCTTCACCCGCTGGGCCACGCCCGAGGTGCTGGCGTCCCCGCCGCCGGGAGTCTGAACCTCCGGGGCCTTGGTGAACTGGCCGATCTCGTACACCCGGTCAGCGTGCCACTCGACCACCTCCGCCAGCGCCTCGACTCGACCCTTCGCCTTCTTCTTGGCGTCCGGCCGGTTGACCGTGCCCGGCAGCCGCATGATGCGGTCGATGTTGTGGCAGTGGTCGGCTCCGAAGAGCACCTCCATCTGGAGGTTCCACCGCTTGGCGTCCTCCGCCATCGGCTTGCTACCGTCGAGGACGACGGGCTCCTTCAGGAGCCAGAAGCCCTGGTAGCCGCCGCCGGAGAACACCACGAGCGACGGTGACGGCACCCCCTGCGGGAGGTTGCTCGTGAGCCGAGCCTTGATCCGCTCCTGCTCCTTCGTCCGGTCCTCGCCCTCGCGGGGGTCGAGGTCCACGTGCAGGCATACCATCCGCTGGATGTCGGTGGCTTCGGTCTTCTTCGACCGAGTCCCGTCAGCCCTCGCGAGGTACTCGGGGAAGCACGTGTTGACGCTGAAGTAGATGTTGCGGTGCGCACCCTGCTGCTCCAGCCACTTGCGCAGCTCGTCCTTCTGGTCGGCCCTGAACGCGCGGGTCTCGATCCCCGTCTTGTCCAGGCCGATGGCAGTGAGGAGCCACGGCCCTCCTGGGAGCCACCGCTCCAGGAAGGCCAGCGAGTCGGAGTAGTTGGGTGCAACGCTGCTCATCGAACGCGCCAGTGCTCCTGCAGGCGCTCAACAGGAGCCCTGCCGTCCTCCATCTGGCGGAGCCAGAGGCGGCAGCAGCCCACGTCCTTCGCCACCTGGGCCGTGGTCTTCCCCGAGCGGCGACGTGCGATGACGCACTTCTCCTGCGGGGTCAGCTGGCCCAGGCCCGGCGAGGGAGCGCCGCTCTCGCGGTCCTGCTCCCAGGCTCGGTACTGGTACACCGTAGTCTTCGCGCGCTTGGCCGCCTGGCCAACCGTCCAGCCTTCCCGGCGTCTCTGGATGAACAGCCGCTCTCCGGGAGTGAGCGAGCTCGTCGTCAGGGTCGTGTACTTCGCAGACATTCTATCAGCTCCGAATCGTTGAGACCGCTTGTCCATACCTTGATGGCGGCACGACGGAGGGTCTCTTCATCCGTCAGCCCCAGCACCTCCGCGGCGGTCCTGCCGTCGAACAGCAGGTACTCCCGTCCCACCTGGAGGAACAACCACGCTCCACCGCCAGCTATCCGCCGACGGGTGAGCCACACCCTCTGCTCCTGCACGAAGTGCGGCACCTTGACGATGCCGCCCCGCCTCGGCCAGTGGTCGAGGAACTTGTCCTCGATCCACCCCCAGACGAAGTTGATGTCGGGCGTCCCCGGGGAGGTGTCGCCGTTCTCGATCCGCACGGGGTCGAGGCGGGCTCCTCGGAGCGCCTTCAGGATCCTGGAGTTGGTCGCCTTCTCGGCCAACGTATTCCTCAGTGCAGGCACATCACGCAGCGGCACCACTCAGGGTGCCCGTCGACGAGCTCGGGACGCCCGAGCTCGCCCGCAACGACCGACCAGAGCCGCTCCCAGTGGTTGTGCGGCACCGTGTGGTACCGGAACCCCGCGAGCTGGAGCAGGTCGACCATGGTCTGGTCCTTCGCCTTGGCGGCCTCCTCGTCCTCCCAGCGACCCTCCTGGGCGAACGGCTTGTTGCCGCGGTCCAGGAGTATGTGGACGGCCGGGTGCCGCTTCTCCATCTCCTGGGCCGTCACGACCGACCTCTTCAGGTCGAGCTCGCACTCGGCGTAGGCGGCCTGGAGCAGCAGCGGTGAGTCGGTCACCACGACTGCTCCGGTCGCGAGCGCCTGGAGCTCCTCGTCGAGCTGAGCGCCGCAGGCGACGGGCTGGAGGAAGATCCTCTCGGGCGCGGGGCCGCGGAACGCGAGCCGCTTGATCCACTCCCGCGAGAGCTCCGCCTGCAGGCCAGCCGACTTGAGCCGCCACATCAGGAAGTGGGCCGCGGTCGACTTGCCGGAGCCGGGGCCTCCGTATAGGTTGATGCGCTTGATCATGGCTTGTGCGAGCTCGCGATCTCCGGGATGGTGAAGGCCGCGTGCCCGGTGAGCTGGTACTCGCTGAACTGGACGCCAGCCTCCAGGAAGTACTGGCGGGTCTTGGCGAGCATCGGTGCCCAGCGGGAGAGCATGTCGTCAGACGGGAGCGGAGCGACGCACCGCACGATGCCAGCCTGGATCATGTGGACCGCGCAGCGGTCGCACGACAGGCAGGGCCACGTGTAGAGCGTCGCACCCCGCAGGCTCTCCTTGGCGAAGAGAGCGGCGTTCATCTCGCAGTGGACGATGCGGCTGTACTTCTCCTCGCGGTTCGCGTAGAGCTCGGGGCTGTCCGGCATGCGCTGCGGGAACCCGTTGAAGCCGAGGGAGATGACCCTCCGGTCGGGGGCCACGATCACCGCGCCGCACTTGGTGCTCGGATCCTTGCTCCACCCGGCGACCACGGCCGCCATCTGGAGGAACCGCTGGTCCCACTTCACGCTGGCTTCTGACATAGCTCCTCCCACCGAGCGACGAGCGGGTCGTCGGGGTTGTAGTGCTTCTGCTGGACGAAGTGCTCGTGCAGCCCGCCGAAGCATAGCTCCTCGTCCATCTTGCGGTACTGCTGGTCGACCTGCTTCCAGAGCTCCATTGCCTCTGGGAGGAAGTACATGGACCTGACCTCCCCGTCCCACTTGCCTGTCACGATGACTGCCTGAGCTCCCTTCGGGATGTCTCGACGAGTCTCGTAGCAGCGGTGCGGCTTCCGCGTCTTGACGCGGCGCTCGCTGTAGAACTCTGGGGCGTTCTCGTTCATGGCTGCGTCTCGAGTATACCCTCTCGCTCCAGGAAGACAACGAGCTCGCGTGCCACCTCACCGGCAGGATATGCGACAGCCTCCTCGTCGAAGCCAAGTGCCTCCCTGTCCCAGTCGGTCTTCCTGGCTCGCTTCGCGTGGCAGAACCCGGCGTGCACCGCCTCGTGGCTGAGGACACGCATCGTCACGTTCTCGCGGGTGAGGCCGATCAGGCAGAAGTAGCGGCGGTCGAACTCGACGCGCTCCTTGATCTCCCGCCCCGGCCGCACGTCGTAGAACGACGTTGACATCGAGCTCACAGCGCCGAGGCACTTCCTCCCGACGGGGCGGCCGAGATCCTCCGCGAAGAACCGCTGGAGGTCGCGCGGGCGCTCGAACACGAGCACCTTCGCCCAGAGGGAGCCACCTCCCCTGACGCGGAACTCGCCCTGGGCGATCAGCCCCGGGGTGCTCGTGGGGTATCGCCTCTTCACCTTGGTGACTGCCTTGAACTTCACTTCATGCTCCCGCCCCAGGAGTCGCCGATCTCGACGTCGACCTTGCTGGGAACCGTCAGCTCGATGCAGTGCCGCATGACGTCGGCCCGCTTCTCCGCGTCCTCCGGGGTGGGGACGCTGTCGTCGATCTCGTCGTGGATCTGCAGCTGCGGGGTCCACCCTGCCTCGTCCAGCATGACCACGGCGAGCTTGGTCTGATCGGCGGAGCTGCCCTGGATCAGCCGGTTCAGCGCCTTGTGGGTCCAGTCGTAGGTGCCGTCGTCCTTCTTCGGGAAGTGGCAGTGGCGACCCATCAGGGTCTTGATGACGCCGTCCTTCTTCGCCTTCTCCTCGCAGAGGCGGGCGAGCATCCGCACGTAGGGCACCTTGCGGTCGAACTCCTCGAGGATGGCCTTCCCCTCTGGACCGGCGACCTCGATCATCTTGCCCAGACGCGGCGACATGACCCACTCGGTCGGTTTGCCGAGCTTGCGGCAGAGCTTGGCCCCGCCCATGCCGTAGCACAGCCCGAGGAAGATCTCCTTCGCGTGGCTGCGGATGGTCTTGTCAGGCTTCCAGTCGTCGCCAGCGCCCGCGATGATGCGGGCCATCTCGGTGTGGTTGTCGGTCTTGGGGTCGGTGCGGAACTTGTGGCCCATGACGTCTGCCACGGGCAGCTTGCAGAGCTCGGCGAAGTGAACTACCTGCCTGGGCTCCTGCTGGGAGTAGTCCATCGCGGCCCAAAGCATCCCCTCGTCGGGGATGTAGATGGACCGCCAGAACGGCCCGATCTCCGGGTCGCGGGCGGGCTGCTGCTGCAGGTTCGGGTCGGTCGAGCTCAGGCGGCCGTACCGAGCGCCGGTGTCGTCCTCGTCCTCGTCGTCCGAGCTCTTGCGGAGCTGGTTGAAGGTCGTGTGGATGCGGCCGTTGACCGCGTGCTCGCGGACGGAGGAGACGAACGTGTTGCGGAGCTTGTCCATCTTCCTGGCCCGGAGGAGCAGGGCTCCGACCGGGTGCTTGATGGACGCGAGGAGCTCCTTCGACACGCTGGGCTGGCCGGTCTTCGGCGTCGTGGGGCACTCGACCCCGATGTGGGTGAGAACCTTCGCGAGCGCCTGCGGCTTCGTCACATCCGTCAGGGCGAGCGTGATCCCGGTCTCGTGCTTCACCTTCAGCAGCGCGGTGTGCTGCTGCTCGATGGTCCACTTCTCGACCTCCGCGAGCTTGTCGAAGTCGACCCGCACGCCGCGGCGTCGCATCTTGACGAGCACGGGGAGGAGCCTCGTCTCCAGGTCGAAGATCTTCCAGAGGCCCGCCTCCTCGATCCGGCGCTCCTGGCGGCGGAGCACCTGGAGCGGCACCCGCGTGTCCTGCATCGCGTACTCGGCCGCGTACCGGCCGGGGAGGAGGTACAGCCCCTTCTTCGCGTCGACCCCGAAGGCCGTAGCCGCGTCGCGCAGGATCGTCTCGTTCTTCCCGGGCAGGCCGTACCGGGCCGCGATGGCGTCGGTGTTGTACTCGTCCTGGAGCTCGTCGATCAGCGGCTCGGCCACCTGGATGTCGCGGATGCCCTTGATGTTGGGCATCTCCACGCCGTTCTGCCAGAGGTAGTCCAGGTCGTACTGGAAGTTGGAGCCGACGACCCACCCCCGGAAGGCGCGGAACTGGTCCCGGATGTAGGCCCAGACGTGCGCCGGGTCGAGGTTGTCCTCGCTGTGGCCGATCGGGAGGTAGTGGCTCGGGCCGTCCTCGATGGTGAAGGCGATGCCCGCCACCTTGCCGTCGCGGCGGACGCCCGGCCCCAGCTTCTTCAGCTGCGGATCGCGGGTCTCGAGGTCGACGCACACCCGCTCCGCACCGGCCCAGGAGGGCAGCTGCGAGACGGGAGTCGGCTCCCACGAGCAGGATGGGCGGAACATGGGGAGCTGCATCTAATCGAGTCCAGAGGCTTTCGTCTCTGGACTCGTTCAATCACACGGTCTGGCGATTCTCGGCACCAGCCACGGACAGGCCCATCTGGGCGGCCGTGCCGATCACGATAGCCTCGGCGACCGCCGCGGGCATGAAATACCACTCGTTACGTGCATCCACGCGGAGCGGAGTCGAAGCAAGCATCTTGTGAACCTGCTGCTCCAGCGGACGTCCATCGCCGGGGAAGAGGCGGATCGCGAACACCTCCAGCTTGTTCGGGGTGTGGGTCTTGTACGAAGCGAGGCGATCCTCGATGTCCGTAGTGAAGCCCACCTTGGTGCGATCCCCCATCGAGATGACGTAGACGAACTCGAATCCGGTGCCCTCGACGTATCGCCCGGTGGGGCGGAAGCCGTTGTCCAGCAGGAGCTGCCTCAGGTGGTCAAGGCTGTCCAGTGACTGATCCCTTGCGATGAGCTGACGAGCCACCAGGAGCTCGATCTTCTTCTGAAGCGACAGTCGAGGATCCTCGCCCTCCGCGTCCTGGCTCTTCGACTCCCGCAGGAGTTTCATTGCCAACTCAGGAGTGCTGGCGTACTTGAACCCGACGGTGGTCGACACCCAGTTCAGGTACTGGGAATCGGTCGGGAGGCTGCCTCGGAGCCTCTTGTGCTCCTCGGGAAACCAGGGCATGATCTCGAGAGCCTCCTTGACCACCTCGACTCGGCTCCCCCGCTGACCCTCCGGGGTGAAGTAGATGGCCCGGCACAGAGTCTTGAAGAACGAGATGGCGATGCCATGCGTCTTCCCGGTCTGCGGGTTCAGGCGATTCGGATCGGTCAGCTTCGGACGGTTCGACAACTTACTCATGGCAGATCCTTTCTAGGATGTGACCGCTTTCTAGCGGTTGCCTGCGGCTTGGAACTCGACCGAACTCGCAAGCCGCCAGCGAGTCCAGCATACGTTCATCGCTTGTTGTCCCGATGCACGCGGCGGAACCCCCGCGCCCGCATCTCAGCCTCGACTAGCAGGAGGTATCGCCGGAGGTCGCGGACGTCGTCGATCACGCCCTCGCCGCGGTCGTCCGTCGCGATCCCCTTGAAGATGTCTCCGTTGATCTCGGGGCGAACCAGCCGATTGACCAGCCGGTCCCACTTCCGCTTGAGCATGGCGAAGGCGTTGCTGCCGCCGCCCTGCTTCCATGAAGGCCCGTAGCTCTTCGCAGCCACGTGCAACCCCTCAGCGTCTTCTGCTGCGATTGCGTCGAGGTACTCGAGGAACCGAGGCCCGCTGTCCACCGAGAGTGGAGATCGGTTGAAGGGATCGACGTATCGAGAGGCGAGCACCATTGCCCCGACGCGATCTCGGAACATACCGATCGCGACGTTGCACTGGAGGTGGATCATCCCTCGGAACTCGTTCGTCTTGTGGTCGTGGTCGATGTGCGAAGTCTCCTCACCGAACGGATCCCCGCAACAGTCGCAGATCGTCTTGGCGAGCTGTCGCTCTGCTTCCTGGGCGGTGAGGCCAAGAGCGAGGAGCTTGCGGAGACGCCTCTTGTAGTTGGTCGGTCCCCTATTCGCTGCTCGCTGCTTCGCGTTCCTTCGATCTCGCACCTCCGGCTTGCGGTAGTACGCGGCCCGCTTCTCGCGAACTTCAGGTCGCTGCACGTACTCCTTCGCCTTAGCGGGATTGTACTTCGTCATGTCAGGATCCTCGGCCGCGCCGCGAGCTCCAGCAGCACGTTGGTGAACGACTTCTCGGGGTCGGGCTTGACCTGGTGGGGATTGGCCACCACGAAGGTCGGGATGTCGGAGACGCGGATGTCGTGCTTCTCCCGCAGCTCGTCGATGCCAGCTCGGCCCAGGCGGGCGTGCAGCACGAACCGGATGGCGTGGAGCATGTACGCCATGCCCAGGTCGAAGTGTGAGCCGGAGCTCGCGGGATCCCACCAGGCGTGGATCTCGTCGCAGCCCATCATCGCGTCGAGGTGCTCCATGCAGATCCGCACACCGCCGTCGTCGTTCCGCTGGTCGACGTCGCGGGGAGGGTAGTGCACCTCGTACCCGCGGGCCTCGAGGCCAGCGACGTAGGCGTCCATCTCCGCTCGCACCTCGGGGGTGCAGCGGCGGACGGGGCAGATCAGGTAGACTCGGGGCTTCTGGTCGGGCACGGCTCACTCCTCCTGGGTCGCGGCCGCCTTGGCCCGCGCCTTCTCCTCCCGGCGGACGAGCCACTGGTCGCAGGCGAGCGCCCAGTCCTTCGCGTGGCAGTCCACCTGGACGATCTTCCGCGCGTTGTGGAACCGCGCCGGGTCGCTGCTGTCCTTGAACGCGAGCCACGACCGCAGCAGCGGCATCGCGACACGACGCATGAACTTCGTCTTGTACCCCATCGCCCGCTCGCCCTCGTCGAGGAACATCGCCAGGTCGCTGACGAAGTCGCCCCCCGTGCCGGAGGGGAACATCTCGAGCGGCTGGACGACGCCCTGCTCGTAGGGGTCGGACGCCTGGGCCTGGGTCGACGGGAACGCCCTGTCCGCGAGCGACATGAGGGGCTCGACCGTCTTCAGGTAGCCGTGCATGTTGCAGGAGATCTGCCAGTACCGGCCCACCGGGCACCCGATGGCGAGCGCCAGGAACTCCTGCAGCACGCTGAAGTGGACCGCGTTCGCCCCGAGCGCGCCCCAGACGATGTCGTTGGAGCGGTTGTAGACCGTCATGTTCAGCTCGCCGTCCGCACCCCGCTGGAAGCAGGCGCTCAGGTTGCAGGGCACGTCCTTGCTCGACGAGCCGAGATCCTCGTGCGGATCCCACATCCCGAGGACGACGCGCCGGTCGTCGGGGTTCTCCTTCAACCTCTGGGCGACGATCTCGAGCTGGTCGTAGCCGAAGTACCGACGCCAGCGGTGCCCGTAGGCCGCGTTGAAGGTCACGCCGTCGTCGCTGAACTGGCCGAAGGTGCTGTTGAACCGCACCGGGAAGGCCACGTCGTTGCGGCCGCCGAGCATCCACAGCGCCTCGAAGAAGTGGAAGAACGGGTTGCAGTCCCGCTCGGGCCAGTACATGACCCGCTCCTGCGGCCGCGTGTACTCCACGACGACCGGGTGCGGGAAGACCAGCACCGGCCCGTTGCGGCTCTCCCGGCGCACCCCGCTAGCGCGGAGCTGATACAGCATCTCGGGGAGTGCCTGGTGGACGTTGCGTGCTTTGATCGTCAGCATGTTGCGTTTCCTTCGCCTGAGTATAGCCGTCGGTCGACGGAGGGCAACTTGCCCGCTCCCTCTCCCATCGCCTCCTCGCATTCTCCGAGACCGTGACGAGCGTCAGGTGCCGCGGGTTGACGCAGCACCCGCGTCCGCAGGTGTGGTCGGGCGTCATGCCCGCCGGTATCTCCCCGACCCAGATCGCGTAGGCGACCCGGTGCGCCCAGTGGGCGCGGCCGTCCATCCAGAACTGGCCGTATCCTTTCTCCGAAACGTGCCCCCACCAGAACCAGCAGGCGTCGTTCCCCGGCATGGACAGGCGCGAGGTGAACCTCGCGACAACCTTGTCGTCGGTGACGGGCGGCAGGTACGCTGGCGGGCGCTGCGGCACGCTCAGCGGCTCCGGGACTTCCGCTGCTTGAACCGCTTGCGGTTCCGGAGCTGCTGGATGCGGGTGCGGGTCTTGCGGCCGTACTCGCTGGGGTCGGCGGTGAGGATGTCGGGCTTCTGGTGCCCGAGCATCGCTCGCATGAGGGACAGCGGGTTGTACCAGGATTCGTTCACGGCTTCTTCCTCCGGTCGTTGTGAGCGTGCACCCGCTCGAGGATCATCGGTCCGAGCCGGTGCCAGTCGACGACTGGACGCCCACCGGCCCGGGGCGAGTCGCGGAGGGGCACCCCCACCGCGGCGTCGTCGACGTACATGTGGGCGTAGCACTTCGGGGACGTGGTCCACGTGCGCTGACCCGGGTTCTCGTTGACGTGGTCGAACTCGACGCCGTGCTTCCGGCAGAACTCGACCGCGTTCGTCAGGGTGGGGCCGTCCTTCGACGAGTCCGACCGCATCGTCCAGAGGATGAGCTTGACCCCCCGCCGCTTCAGCTCGCGGAGCCAGTCGAACGCGCCGCACGCGGGCGCTCCGATGTCCGGGTAGCGGTGATCGACGATCGTGCCGTCGAAGTCGACGGCGATCGTCAGCCGGGAGTCGGAGTTGTCGAAGGCCGCGTCGAGCTCGGCCTTGCTCAGGTTGCTGGGGTGGTGCACCGGAACTTCTCCTTGGGCGGCTGGCCGTAGTCCCGGCACCGCACGTACTTCCAGGTCTCGCAGAGCCAGTGCTCGACCTCCCGCATCTCCCACTTCGGCCAGCACTTCGGCCACTGGGCCTCGCTCTGGCTGATGGCGAGGAGCTCCTTCATCAGAGCCAGCATCCGCAGCTGGTCCTTGGCGGAGGTGTAGCCATACGCCTCGGGTTCGCCCGCGACGACCCAGCCCAGCCCGCGGGCGCAGCCGGGTCCGGCCGCGGCCCAGGTCATGATGTCGGGGGCGTTGCGCAGGAGGCAGGTGTGGCGGAGGTCGCTGACGATCTCGTAGGACATGAACGAGCCGAGGTACGGGTACATCCGGAGGACGGTCCACATGCCCTCCAGGGTGGTCTCCGGCTCGACGTGGGTCGCGAGGTGCACGACGTCCTTGACGTAGGGCCGCATGCACCAGAGGATGCCCTCGAGCTTGTTCATGCCCGCGGGCGTCTTGATCATGTAGGCCCCGGTCACGAGGGGCTTGTGACCCTCCAGCGCCTTCCGGATCCCGTCCTCGCTGTACCCCTCGACCGTCATGAACTCGACGATCTTGTCGGCCGTGTCGATGCGGTTGAACCAGCGGAAGAGCGCCGTGGCCAGCATGACGTCCGGCCCCCGCAGCGAGAGCGGGCCGCGGATGTTCCGGCGGAACCACGCGGTTGTCTTGTCGTCCTCGCGGAAGACGTTGCAGAACCGCCACCGGCGGAAGATCTCGTCGTCCGTCCAGAGCTCGGGGCTGTGCGGCATCTTCTCTCGGAGGAGCTTGATCGAGTATCGCTCCCGAGCGATCCGGAAGAATAGGTTGACGTTGTCCTGGTTCAAGCGGCTCGCCCCTCCGTGAGGAGCTGGACCAGGCGCTGCACCGCACCCTCCCGGCTGCACCAGTGAGCGTCGACGCCCGCGGCCTGGAGCTTCGCCATCGTGCTCTGGGTGCCCTTGAACTTCGACTCGGTGTTCTTCGGGTTGACGTCGGGCAGCTTCTCCTCGCCCTTCTCGGCTCGCTTGAGCGCCCGCTTGCTGCCCTGACGCCGCTCGTTGACCGAGGCGATGCAGACGTCCAGCGGGGTGTTCAGGGCGATGACGTGGAGGTCGAGTCCCTCCCGGTGGAGAGCGAGCGTGCGCTCGGCGTCGGCCGAGTAGAGCAGGCCCTCGTACACCACGTCGTAGTTGCACTTGTGGGCGGCCCGGATGAGAGCGAAGCCCAAGTCGAACGACGGGATGGTGTCGCACCCGCCGCACGCCGTCTCGTAGTGGCCGATGACGACCACGTTCCGGCGGAAAGGCTCCGGCATCTCGAGGACGTAGCCCCAGGGCTGCTTGCGCTTCTTCAGCTCGCCCTTGTCGTTCCTGGGCAGGAGCGACTCGGGGATCTCCGACCAGAGCGGATCCCAGACCGAGCGGTCCCGGGCGAGCTTGAACAGCTCACGGATGAGGGTCGTCTTGCCGGAGCCAGATGTGCCGCGGATGTTCACAATCATGATTTAGTCTTCCGCATGTAGAACCGAGCGACAAGCAACACCTCTCGAGCTGTTGCATTGCTCTTGATGCGATTCGCCTTGTGACTTACGACAACGACGTTTCCTGGAACGTACCCTCTGCTCGGGACGATCCGATCCAGCGTAGGAGAGCCGTCGACGAACTTCTTGACGCCGTGCCTCAGCCGGATACCGAGCGCGGGGCACCGCTCAGGTATCTCGAGGTGTTCCAGCTTCAGTCTGAACGGTACCCCCTGCCTCTTGGCTCTCTTCTTCGCGTCTCGGAGCATGATCTGCTTCCTGACCTCCCGGGAGCGCATGTACTCGCGGCGACGCCTGATGTTCCTCGGAACCTTGCGATACTCGCGCATGTACTCGGCTTGGTTCACCAGCGGAGCTCCAGGTGCCAACCCTTCCCCTTGAGAGCCTCACCCTTCTGCTCGAACCCGTTCTTTGCATAGAACTGAAGTGCCTCAGCGTTGTCCTTGAGGCAACTCAGCTCGATGCACCTGTGCGGAGAAGTTGCGATCAGGTCGTCGAGGAGAGCCTGACCGATGCGGACGCCCGGCTTCGAGTCCCGGCGAGCCCACGTCTCGACGATGATGTAGTACAGCATCGTCTTCGGCTCCCGCTTCTTGTGGCGGACGCACGTGAAGCCGACGATGTCCCCGTCCATGTCGCCGCCGTCGACGACCGCGACCCGGATCCAGCCCTTCTCGTACGCGGCGTCGCCGCTGAACATGAAGTGCGTGAACCCCTGCCCGGCGCGGTGGCTGCGGGCGATCTGCGCGAGCCGGTCGTGGTCAGCCTTCGTGGCCGGGCGGATCTTGATCTTCTGGATGGGGCTGCTCATGCGATCTCCTTGGCGAGCCTGTCCGCCGCGTCGGCGTAGGCGATGATCCCGTTCTTGCCGCCACCGTTCAGCACCCACACGTCGGGCTTCACCTGAGCGAGGTAGCCGAAGTCGTGCCCGGCGACGAACGGTCGGTAGCCGACGAGGATCGACTTCACCTCCGGCTCGTAGCCCAGGAGGGCAACGGCCCTCGCCATCGTCCGGTCCATGAGCTCCTTGCTCCGCTTGGCGTAGGCATCCCGCGTCACGGCGACGGAGTCAGCGAAGTAGATCGTGTCCTCGTCGAGCTGGTACAGCTTGGCGTGGACGTAGGGCGAGGCCAGCGTGAGCGAGCTCCTCCCCTCGGGGAGGCGGCCGCGGAAGTGGATGCAGTGGCCGACCTTGACGTCAACCTTCAGGCCGGGGACGAGCTCGGCTCCGCGGTGGCCCGTGCACAGGACGACTGGACCCTCGTAGAACTTCTCGGCGGTACCAACCCCCGGGACTCCGGGCTTCACGGCGCTGGAGGTGAAGACGTCGGCCTGAACCACGGTGGTCACGACGTCCGGCTCCACCAGCAGGTGCCGCTGGGCGATGTGCCGCACCTTCATGGCGTCCGCGATGCCGCGGCTGAAGGGCTGGTCGATCTTCCCGGCGAAGAGCTCCTCGACGACGCGGATGCCGTTCGACGCCGCGGAGCTGCTGAACTTCTTCAGCCAGCTCCCGATGTACAGGTTGCTGCTGGCGCGGCTCGCGGAGTTGACGTCGCAGTCGTCGATGACCCGCACCTCGTGCCCGCGGGCGCGGAGGACGCGAGCGACCAGGGATCCGGCGATGCCTGCACCGACGACGTTGATGGTCTTCACCTGCGGATCTCCTTGCCGAGCTCGCGGATGAGCTGCCGCTCCCGCGCTTCCCTGATGGACTGGTCAACGATACCACTCCTCCAGGCGCTCGGGCTCTCGAGCGGGACTTCGGGACCGGCGGTCACCCGGGGGCTGCTCGGGGTTGCCGAGCAGCCACCCAGGGCCGCCGTCAGGAGGATTGGCAGGATCTTCTTCATCGGCGCTTGGGCATGTGCTGGAGGAACTCCCCGACCGCTGGGCACGTGTCGGCCCAGAGGGCGAGGCCGGAGTTGATCTCGTCGATGTCGTTCCACAGCGGGTACGACCCCGTCATGTGGCTCTTCCACTTGCAGAGGATCGTCTCGATCTCCTGCAGGCCGAGCGGGCGGTCGAAGAGGGGTGGAGCTCGGAAGCCGATCTTCTGCTTCACCGGCGGGTTGCCGACCACGTGCTCGCCGTTGAAGTGGTCGGCGAGATACCGCACGACCTGCTTGATGACCTGAGTTTCGTCCTTCGGCCTCGCACCCTCTGGGAGGTTCTGCTTCGTGCGCCAGAGCAGGAGAGCCGCCTCCCGCGGGGCTTCGAACATGAACACCTCGGCCTCGGTGAAGTCGACCTGCTTGCCGAGCACCCGCTCCAGCATGTCTCCGACCTTGAACGCGATCCAGGGGCCGAAGCTCCTGTGCTCGCGGATCTTCTCGGAGAGCTTGGAGAACGGGACGCTCGTTCCGGCGTCGACTCTCTGGAGGGCGACCACGAAGTCCTCGGGCTCCGGGTACTTCGCCTTCAGCTCCTTGACCGCGGTGTAGCCCTGGGCTCCGCGGAAGTGGCGGCGCTCGTGGCCGCGGGGCCAGCCCCCGTTCACGGCGTTCCCGCCCAGCGGGCACGGCTCCTCGACGCGGTTCGCGGCGGCCCGCTCCATCCAGTCCCAGAACTCCTCCCGCGGGCGGGACGCGATGTAGCACGCGGCCCCGGCGTGGTAGAAGCACCAGTAGGCGATGAGCCAGCGGTTCAGGCGAGCGAGATCCCAGCCGCCCTCGACGCACTTGAGGCGGCTGAGGGCGACGTAGATCGGGTCGAGGTCGAGGTTGTCGAGCAGGTGAGCGCCGAAGTCCTCGATGCTCAGCTTGTCATACTTGCGCGTTCCCACTGTTGCTCCTCTTCAGGTTCGGGCACGTCCGGGCGCTCTCGTAGCAGTAGAGCATCTCCGTGAGCTCCAGGACGTTCGTGTACTTGTAGCCCCTGTGCCAGGGCATCTTCCAGCCGAGGATCGTCCTCGTCCGGCAGTTGACTGTCTCCTTCCAGAGGCGGATCTCGAACCCACCGATCGTCACCTCCGCGCGGTCGTAGTCTCCGGTGTTGAGCTCGCGGTACAGATCCCGGATGCGGCTCCTGATGGCGATGTACTCTTCGGGGAACCTACCCATAGTGCTTCACCGTCACCTTGTCCGCCACGCGGTAGTACATCACCGCGAGCTGGTCGTAGTATACCGCAGTCATGTCAGCGATCTTGTCGATCTGCTCCTCGGAGCACGCGACCCTCACCGGGATCATGCGCTCCGAGAAGAGCTCCCCGCTGGGCGAGACCCACTGCCCCTTCGCGGGCTGCAGTATGGTCAGCCCACCAGCGATGGCCCTGACCTTCCCGTCCCAGACCCGGTGGTACCGGGTGCGGATCGGCTTGCCGTCCTTGCGGCGGACTGTCGGGACCAGGATCTCCCAGAGGTACTTCACTTCGGGTATTCCTTCACGCGCTCGCACCGCTCGGCCCGCTTCCGACGCTCGGCATGAGCCGTGGTCCAGGCGACGTCGGAGAGCCGCACCCAGTGGGTCGAGACGTCCTGCGTCCGCTCGCTGTCGATGTCAGCCATCTTCAGGCGACCGAACTGCAGGAAGCCCTCGTCGTTCCACCGCTTGGCGATCTCGAGCTCCTCCTTGTTCATGCGGTTGATCCGCACCTTGCCGCCGTTGTCCACGGCCTGGGTCTCGAGGAACAGGAGGAGCGACAGCTCTTGCCTCGTCACTTCCGCTCCTCCTTGGTGTAGGCTCGGATGACCCCGCCCTTCTCCTCGATGCCGTAGCCCAGGTAGCCGTGCAGGAGCTTGATGCCCTCGTACGCCTGGATGTCGTTCCACCCGCAGGCCGCCTTGATGTCCTCGAAGGAAGCGCCCTCGGGCCGACGGAGCATCTCGAGGACCGTCGCCCGCTTCGTCCCCTTGCGGTGCTCGCGGATGTCGCCGCGAGCGGGCCAGCTCATCTCCTTGCGGCTCCTGGGAGCGCCGGTGATGAAGAAGTGGTCCGGCGTCCGCTCCTCGACCCCGTGGCCGGAGTAGTCGTTGATCTGGCGGAGGCAGGAGCGGATCTGCTGTGGAACCCAACCCGTGAGCTGGCGCATCTCCGCCATCGTCACGCCCTGCTCCCGGCTGCCCAGAGTGATGATCTTGCCGCGGTTCGTGCTCGGCTTGTGGGTGCGGATGTCGCCGCGGGCCGGGAGGCGGATCAGCCCGTCCTCGGTCGCCGAGGGAGCTGAGACGATGCGGGCTGCCGGGGCGGGGGTCGCGCGGACGGGCTCCTGCGGCCGCAGGAGCGGCTTCGCCTTGAGCGGGGCGGGAGCCATGGTCGGCGTGATCGGCGTGGCCCGCTGGGGCTGCCGGGACTTCCAGAGCTCGAAGGCTCTGGTGGTCCGCTCGCGGCCGCTCTTGCTGTCCGCGAACCTCTTCGTGGTCGAGTCGCCGTTCGCGGCACGGAGCTCGTTGTGCACGAGGAGAAGTTGTGACCCGCTGAGGGTCGCGATGTCTTCGAGCCCGACCGGGCCGACGCTGCTGCTGAACTTCATGTCGAGATCCTCCTGAACTGGTCTGACTCGACAAGTATACCCGTCAGCGACAGGAAGGCAACACCGTCACTCGCAGTTTCTTGCGCCAGTCTTCGGATCGACGTGGCAGACCTCCACCGGCTTCTCCTCCTTCGCGTCCGCGGACTTGAGGATGCCCGCCCGGCGGCCCCCGACCTGGTAGGTCGTGATGCCCTTGCAGCCCCTGCGCCAAGCCTCCATGTAGATGTCCTGGAAGTCGGACCAGCGGGTGTCAGCCGGGACGTTGCAGGTCTTGGAGACCGCAGAGTCGACGTGCCGGGTCGCCGTTTCGAGGACGGCGAGGTGCTCGGCGACCGTCACGTCGGAGCACCGCTTGCCCCGCACCCCGAACTGGGCAACCCCGTAGTCGGGAATCACCTCGGTGATCATGCCGCCGGGCATGTTGATCTTCCGCTCGGTCTGGTACGCGAACACCGGCTCGATGGACGAGCTGACGTTGTCAGCCGAGAGGCTGATGGTCCCGGTCGGGGCGATCGACAGGAGGTGGCTATTGCGGATGCCGCGGCGACGGACGAGGTCACGAACCTCCTCGTCCATGGTCTTCATGAAGCCGCTCTGCAGGAACTTGTCGACATCGAGCAGCGGGAACGAGCCCTTCTCCTCCGCCAGCTCGGTGCTCGCGATGTAGCACCACCGGGCGATGAGGGAGAGGATCTGGTGCTGCATCTGCAGGAACTCGGTCGAGCCGTAGGGGTGGCCGAGCGCCTCGAGGGCGTTCGCGAGGCCCGTGACCCCGAGGCCCATCCGCCGCTTCGACTGGGCTTCCGCTTCCTGCTCGCGGAGCGGGTAACGGGTTCGGTCGACCACGTTGTCCATGGCGCGCACCACCGGGCGGATGTCGTCCCGGAGCTGGTTGAAGTCGAAGTACCGGGTGCCGTCGCTGCGAGTCGCGATGTACTTCACGAGGTTGAAGCTGCCCAGGAGGCAGGCACCGAAGGGCGGCAGGGGCTGCTCGCCGCACGGGTTCGTGGCCGCGATGCGCTCGCAGTACCACAGGTTGTTCATCCTGTTGATGGTGTCGATGAACAGAGCGCCGGGCTCGGCCCAGTCCCACGTCGACCGCATCATGAGCTCCCAGAGCTCACGGGCCTCGACGGTCTCGTACACCTTGCCGCCGAACCGGAGGTTGAACGGGCTGCCCTGCTGGACGCACTCCATGAACTCGTCGGTCAGGGCGACGGAGATGTTGAACCCCTTCACGTCGAGGAGCTTCTGCAGGCAGGAGTACCACTTCATCCACTCGGGGCTGCCCGGTTCGCAGGCATCCATGGCCTCCATCACGGGGGCGGCCTCAGCGGGAGGCTGCTTCATGCGGATGAAGTCTCGGATGTTCGGATGGTCGACCCGCATCACCCCCATCTGCGCACCGCGGCGGTGCCCGGCGCTGCTGATGCAGCGACCGTTCGCGTCGAAGATGCGGATGAACGGGATCGGGCCGCAGCTCGCCGACATGAGCTTGCGGATCAGCGCCTTCTCCGGCCGGAGAGTGCTGAAGTCGTATCCGATGCCGCCGCCCTTGCGCATCGTCGCGGCGGCCTGGTGCAGGCGAGCCATGATGCTCCCGGCACCCTCGACGAACGAGTCGTCGATCGTGCCGGACACGAAGCAGTTGTACGCGGTGACGTCCTTGGGCGAGCCGATGGCCGCCTGGACCCGCCCGCCCGCCATGAACCGCTGGTGCAGCAGGATGGGGGCGAGCCTGCCCAGGTGGTCGTTGTCGTCCGCAAGACCGACCGCAACCCGTCTCGTCCCTTCCTCGAAGCTCTCGCCAGGCAGGCGATACTTCTCAGCGTGAGTCTCTTGGGAGATGGGCAGGGTGGGGCCGTATGACATCGCGTCGATCCTCCGTCTTCTTTCGCTTGGGTGGGTGCGGACTGGATTGTAGCCGTCAGCGACGCTGGCGGACGATCGTCACGCGCTTCGCAGCGCGCGTGATCGCGGTGTACATCCAGTTCCTGGCGAGATTCTTCATGAACCAGCTCTCGTCGAAGATGAGAACGCTGTCCCACTGAGAACCTTGAGACTTGTGCACGGTCAGGGCGTAGCCGAAGTCGAAGCAGTCCCGCTCGCGGATGTGGTAGAACGGGGGCTTCTCCCCGAGGAAGTAGTGGGTGTGCGCAGTCGTCGTGATGGGCGAGCCACCGTCCTCGCTCTTGAGCGTGAGACCGATCTCGTCGGCGTCGATCTGCACCGCGTCCTGAGTCTCCCAGATGCCGCCGTTCAGGAGGCCGACCTCGTGGTTGTTGCGCAGGCACACGAGCCGGTCGCCGGGCACGGGCATCGGGGCCTCGCGGCCTCGGAGCCGCCGGATCTTCCGGTTGCAGCCCTTCCGCATCTCGTTCCTGCCGACCAGCATCTGGTCGTGGGCCAGGTAGAGCGACTCGTCGGCGCTCGCCAGCTCGATCACCCGGCTGTCTCCGTACTCGCCCACGGGGAGCCCGCGGCCCTCCCGCACGTCGGTGGCCAGCCGGAGGATCGGGTTGTCCTTCGCCTGCCTGTGGATCTCGGTCAGCAGGAAGTCGGGCTCCCGCTTCGTGAAGAACCCCTCGCCCCGCACGGGAGGGAGCTGGGCCGGGTCGCCCAGGACGAGCACCGGCACCTGGAAGCTGAGCAGGTCTTCGCCCATCTGCTCGTCGACCATCGAGCACTCGTCGATGATGACGAGCTTCGCGTTGCGCACCTCGCTCTCGAGGTTCAGGGCGAACAGCGGGCGCTCCAGCGACGAGCGCTCGGCGTCGACCTCCGCCTTCAGCTTGATGACCTGCGGGTGCCTGCTGACGGCCTCGGCGATTGCGGGGTTGCCGGGGTCGTCGGGGTAGCCGATCTTCTCCTCGGCGGTGAGCTGGTGTACCAGGTCGTCGAGCTGCTCCTGCAGCTCCTGGAGCCGCTGCCGCGACTTGTCCTTCGGCTTGTAGATGAGCCGGTGCAGCGTCGTGGCTCCGACGCAGCCCTTGCTCTGAAGCACGTAGGCCGCCTTGCCGGTGTAGGCCGCGAAGCAGACACCGCCGCCGACCCCGGAGGCGAACTCCTTCGCCAGCGTGGTCTTGCCGGTGCCCGCGTAGCCCGCGAGGTAGAACCAGGGCTTGTCGGGATTCTCGAGCCAGCGGGCCACTCGCCGCAGGGCTTCTTCCTGCTGAGGGGAGAACTGCATCTGACCTCCTGACCAAAGGGGGCCGGGGCGAGGCGCATGAACCTCGCCCCGGCGCAGAGCTACCAACTGTCAGGTGCAGGTCAGAAGGGGACTTCTTCGCCGGAGCCGGAGCCGCCGGACGCGCCGCCCTGCTTCTCGTAGTTGACCTTCGTCTCGCCCTTCTCGAAGGACTGCTTCAGGGCCGAGGCGTCGGTGAGGAGCTTGGCCGCATCGCCCGCGGGGTTGATGAGCGACTGCTGGATCGTGCCGAAGTACGGCTCGATCTTGAAGTTGTAGAACTTGCCCTTCGGGTTCTCCTCCAGCACCGTGGTGATGCGGAGGCGGTGGGCGAAGAGCGGCGGGCGACCCTGGAACGTGTACAGCCGCGTGGTGATGTTCTTGTAGACCTTCATCTTGGTCGAGGTGAAGGCGATCATGATCGGCTCGCCGGGCTCCTTCTGCTCGGGGTCGCGGAGGATGTAGCCCAGGACGTAGCGGGTCTCGATGAGGTCATTGCCCGCGGCCGTCTTGAGCTTGCCGAACTCGGCGTTCGCGGCCTTCGCCGCGGCCTGGGCCTTGGCGACGACCTCGCTGTCGATGGCGTGGCGAGCGACGAGGCCGCCGCCCTGGTTGCGGGGACGCCACTCCATGAAGCAGTGCTGGGTGCACACCGGCTGGAAGCAGACGCCCTCCTTCGGATCGAAGAGCTCGCGGGTGACGGTGTTGAAGAGCATGCCCGCCTCGGCACCCTGGACGCGGTCCTCACCGGGCTGGACCTCCGGGCTCATGGGCTGCAGGACAGCCAGGAACGGGATGGACAGGTCGTCGGTGGTGGTGTTCTCGAACCCCGACCCGGCCATCTGGCCGTAGTCGTAGGTCGCGAGCGCGCCGCCCGCCTTCTTGGTTTCGATCTCGCTGTTCTGCTTGGCCATGATCTCGATCCTTTCACGTTCGCCGGTTGTTTCAAGTCACCCGGACGTTAGACCCCGGGGCTTCCAACAGGTGCCCCGGCAACCTTCACAACGCTGGGGGAGGGAATCGAACCCCCGACCTCCGCAACCAGGGGCGGTGGCCCCTGGACAGCAGCGCTCTACCAACTGAGCTACCCCTGCAGATTAGTCCATCTTCGCGATGCGCCGACGGAACACCCCGAAGAGGTCGAGCGGGAGCTCGTTCCCCTTCGCCAGCATCTCCTTCACCCACGCCTTCAGGGTCGCGGGGTGCACCTTGCTGTCCTGCGAGACCCCGGCGAAGCGGCCCTGGAGCTCGTTCACGAGCTCGGCTGCCTGCTCCGACTGGTCCCGGTTGAACGCGACGGAGATCTCCCGCTTGATCAGCCCCGCGTGGCCGTTCTCCTCGAGCCACTTGTGAGCCAGGGGGCGACGCTCGGCGCTGATGCCAGCCTCGATCTCTTCCTTCACCTTGACCTTGATGCCGTCGGGCGTCTTGATCTCCTCGACGCCCATCTCGTCCATGAGCGTGGGGATCTTCGTCCAGGTCAGGTCGCGGAGCGCCTCCTGCTCGGCCTTCAGTCTGGCAGAGAGATCCTCGATGGCGGCTTCCTTCTCCTTGGCCTGATCGATCAGCGCTCGGAGCGCCGCCATGGCCTCTTCGGCCGGGCGGGCGGTGTCCTTGAACGCGGCGTATGGATTCGCTGACATTGGTTGCTCCTCTGTGCCCCTCATGATACCCCGCGGCCTTCCGCTAGGCAAGCCACTGCTTGACGCGATCCCCCGTGACCTGGCAGCTCACATCGAACTTCTCGAGGAGCGCCCTCACGATGTGCCGGTCGATCGTGCCCGCGCCGCAGACGTCGATGTACTCGGTCGAGAACTTCTGACCGATGCGGTGGTTGCGGTCCTCGAGCTGGAGCCGCACCGCCAGGTCGAAGGTGTGCTCCGCGATGATGGAGGTCTTGCAGGCGAGCGAGTCCTGGGCCTGATCGCCCAGGAGGGTGAGCCCCTCGCAGGCCGTCTGCTGGTTGGCCACGAAGAACTGGGCGTCGCCCTTGTTGAAGGCCGTGACCGCGCGGCCGCGGGCGTCCTCGTCGACAGCGCCGTCGTACCGCACCGCCCTCTCGCCCAGGGCGTCCATGAGCTTGTCGACTGTGCGGCGGAACTTCGTCCAGATGATGGCCTTGTGGGGAAGGTCTTCCGCGATCTCGAGCACGAGGTCCAGCCGCGGGTTGACCTTGCCGATGTCGACCGCTGGCTCGCCGTCGTCGGTCGCGACGAACCCGCTGGCGACCTGCTGGAGGCGGAGGAGCCGCGTCAGTGCGAGCGGGGCCGTCACGAGCTGGCCGCCCTCCAGCATGACCATGAAGTCGTCGCGAATGGCCCTGTACGCCTTCGCCTGAGTGTCGGTGAGGTCGAACTCGCGTCTGGTGTAGACCTTCGGCGGCAGGTCGAGGACGTCTTCCTTCAGCACCCGGGTGCCGATGGTGTCGACGATGCGGTTCAGGATGTCGAGGTTCTGGTAGCCGATGAGCTGATCGAACTCGACGAGCTTGCCCTGCTTGTTGCGCACCTGCGCCCTCTGGAACCGGCCGAAGAACGCCTTGTAGGTCGTCCACAGGCCGACGCCATGCTGATCCCAGAACTTCTCGTCCAGGAACTGCAGCTGAGGGAACAGGTCGAATGGGCCGTTCGGCACCGGGGTGCCGTTCAGGATCCGGCGGTACGGGGCGTAGCGACCGCTCTTGACGACGACCTTGGTGCGGTCGGCCTTCGGGTTCTTGATGCGGCGAGCCTCGTCGACGATGTACAGCACCTTCCGGGTGGACAGGAAGTCCCAGAGGAACTTCTTGCCGCCCCGCCAGACCGTGCGGCGGGAGCCCGTGTCTTTGTCCCGCTCCATGATCGGGTCGGTCACGACCGCGTCGAAGGACATGGCGAGCCAAGCCAGCCCCTGGTGCTTCAGGAGCTGGAGGCACTCGTCCTGGTGCCACTTCGCCGTCGCCTTGTCAGTCCTGTAGCAGAAGAGCCGGGACCGCCCAGAGACGTCTTCGGCCAGGTGGCGTGGGATCTCCTCCGTCACCCAGTTGCGGTGAACGCCGTTCGGGGCGACGATCACGACCGCGTCGATCTTGCCCTCGCGGAACAGCGAGGCGGCCGTGTTGATCGCGAGCCAGGTCTTGCCAGTCCCCTGCTCCCAGAAGATGGCGCGAGAATGCGCCCCTCGACTGGCCAGCCACTCTCGCAGCTGGTGCTCGAAGGGCGCTGTCTTGAACTGAGCTAGGT